CAGTGACAGTCAATGGCAGATTGAACTAAAGCGGCAACACAACAATAAATTTCAGCTGCCCCAACAGAGTATACTGTAGGAGCATTAGGATCTACAGTTTCAGTAATGGCAATGATACCATTAAACAACTCTCCAGCAGTTTGGTAATCTAATATCCAAGAAGCTTCTCCTGCTACGACACTAATAACACCACTTGTTGTTGTGCCATTTGTTATGAAGTTGGTGTATGTAAAGTTAACTGTAGCCGTATCTGCAGTTGCAAGTACAGTTATCTTCTTACAATCAGGGGCAATAGTTACGGAGTTGATTACTGTAGCCATTAGATAGTTTTTGTAAAGATAGTAAAAAGTAGGGGATTGCTCCCCCACTTTTTAATGATTAATTTGAGATTAGTAGTAGAATTCTCCAGCAGTAGATGAGCCAAGAATTGCACCGAAGGTAGTAAGTCCACCGCTTGGGCAGTAGATCTTAACATTGTTCAATTCACCTGGACGAGCAATACCAGTGCTGCTAGGCCAGTTGTGCTCATAGCTAACTTCAATGCTAGCGTACTGAATACCACTTTGCTGAGCATAGTTAGTCTGCTCAAATGGGAAGTACATACGGTTGAAGTGGCCATAACGAGCACGTTGAGCTTTCTCGTCAGAGATAACCTGCCAGTAGTTACCATTACCAGCATTGAAGCCAGTAGTAGTTGGGGTTACAGTCTTAGTCTTAGATACAGTATCGAAGATAGAGATATCAAAGATTACACCTGGGTGACGAGCAGTCAATGTTACTGTGGTAAGAGCATACTGAGCAGCAGTGAAGCTAACAATAGAATTCAGAGTCTCATTCTCTAGAATTGCATTATAAATCTGCAAAGCAGCAGTTGCAGCAGGAGTGCCAGCTGGGATTTCACAAACTGGAATGATAGTTCTACCAGCAGAGAAATTACCAAGGATTGGGAAAATCTTGCCAAGACCACCTACAGCAGAAGTAGTTAAATCCAAGCTACTATTAGATGGGTTAGAGAACATTTCGTAGAAAGTCGGAGCTGTACGAATGCTCAAGTTTACCATCCAGCTACCACTCACACCAGCAACAGCTGAGGGAACTGCAGTGATAATAGATGCTTGAGAGTGCAAGGTAGTAGCTGCGTAAGCAGTAACTTTAACACGACGGATATCTTTGATTGGGATCAAAGGAGTAGCAATCGGATTAGCTTTAGTAGTACCTTGAACGACTTGAATGAAGTCAGTGTTCTGACCAGTAGTAGTAAGCAAACCTGTAGTACCTACGAGCAAAGGAGATGCAGCTACAGAGTAAGCTGAAGCACCTGTTGAAAGAGTACGAGCCCAGATACCACCCTGCATTGCAGATACTGCAAGACTAGAGTAGGCGGCTGTGCCATTATAGGTGTTGAAAACGCTACCAGTAGCAAGAGTACCACTGTTCATTACGAACACTTGATTTAAATTAGAAGGAGCCATTTTTTTTAATTTAGGCGTTAAACATTGATTTTAATTATTCACTTTCGAGGTTTTCCATCGATTGTGATTGATACCTTTGGGATTCGATACCCTCCAGTATGCTTTTAATAGTCATCTCTACAATCTCTTGGTGAGTATGTTCTGCAAGTTCACAGCCTACCCCAGATATAATAGAAATGGCTTTTGGTTTTCTTATGTAAACAATATATATCTTAGGGACAACAAAGGTGTTATCTGTGTATATATCGATAAAGTTCTCTTTTATAGAATAAGGGATGTAATCAAAAGATGTTCTATTGAACGGGTCTTTCATTACAGTTGGTATGTCATCACTTTGAGCAAACCAACATTGACTTATTCTTTGATCTGCAGTAGGTGCAGACCTTTTAGTTACAGAGTAAGCTGATTTACGTGTTTCGTCTCTGTAAATAGCTGAGGCCATTGTTCCTCCTGCTGGAATCCAAGTTGTTCTGATATATCCCCCCGAAGCTGGATCAGCAGCTAGAGATATACTAAAATTCCCAAAATAGATATGATTACTATCTACTGGTGGATCAATTACAGCTCCTGTATCATTTAATGTCTCTACAACATTAGCATTATTAGATGGGAAGAAGCCATAAAGGTAATTGTTGGTGATAGCTAATGTGTCTTTAGATATCTCCTCCCCATAAGGAGTGTTTATAAAACTATTCCAGTTAACTCCATCGAAATAAGCTAGACCGGCTAATACGTAACCAGGACTAGGAGGTGTCAAATCTACTTTAACCCACTCATTATTAATGGTAGTGTTAACTAGATAATTAAGTATAGTTCCATTACAGTTGTAATGAACCTCAGCAGAAACAGATACAAGGAAAAGGTAATCCAAAGGTAGGGTTGCCCTTTCCATGTATATGTTTGTAGTACTAGTAGTATAGATATACCCACCTAATGCATCGAAGAGAAACCCCCCAGTAGAGATTGTGTCTGAGTTAGTAGTAACTACTAAATTTCTCAAGTCATCAATTCTTTTTTGAGATTGCTCAAATCCTCTACTCTGTCTATTAGACCCTGCATTATACCGTTGCTTGATGAATCTCATCATAGCAATGTTTAACTCAAAGTCTATCTCCTGAGGTAAGAGGATGTCAGCCTGGAAGGATGCAATTTTTTGCACCCCCAGGTTGACAGCTATATGCATTTCGTTTACGGTCATCTATTAAGATACTTCTTTGAGCCTTGCTCTCATTGTATTTACTTGACCAGAGTTCTTCTTGTTCTTAAAGTAAACAATTGCATCTTTCATATCTTCTCCAATTGTCTCATCTTGGAAAATCACTTGATTCCCAATACGACGGAGAACATCTTTTGCAACCATTTCTTCAATCTCTGCTTGAACTTCTAAGTTGTCATCCAAGCAGTATTTCAAAAACTTCTCTGGGTTATTTCCCTTATAATCGTACAAGGTATTTTCGATTTCCATGTCTGACAGTCTTTCTGGATCACTCTCAGCGAGAACTCTCAAAAGCATTTTCATCTTCTCGATGTTTCCAGTGAGTTTGATAAACTCCTTGTCTGCATCTTTTTTAACTTGTACTTTAGCATTCTTCTTAAGAAGATCTTTCTGCGGATCGTAAATGTAAAATCTTTTACTTGGATCCGTTTTCATCTCTTCTTCAGATGTTGCTACATGTTTATGTTTCAGGCACCATTTGTAATAAATGAAGTCCATTGTATTTATTGGACTGCCGTCATCATAAGTTCCAATTTGTAGTTCTGCTCCTTCAAAAGGAACTTTAAGGCTTAGTGTAGCCCAGAAGTCTTTTGTTTTTGCAGGCCACTCTTGGTGTCCAGCTGGTACGTCTATAATACCCTTCAATAATTTTGTTTCTTCATCTCCATCAACTCCTTTGAGTGGGAGGCGGTCTACATAAATAGACCCTAATCTAATTTTTGCTCCAGCTCTGATTTCCTTTGGAAGGTGATTCAGAACCTCTTTGCGTCTGATAATAACTTTACGTTCCATAAATTTTGTTCTTTTTATTAGTTAAGCTTGGGGAAAGAATAACCCAAGGTTTTATATATTTTTTAAAAGGGGGGATTGGTTACCCCCCTTTTTATTGCAAACCAAACACAAATTACGATGCAACACACTGAAGATCCAAGCTAGTATCGAAGCGACGAAGCAGGATACCAGCAGTCTTAAGCATGTGAACAGATGCACCGTCAATGTCACTTGCACGAGTGTCAGTTTCAGTGAATCCTTTTGGAACCACAGAACCTGCTACACACCAGCGCAGAAGTTCACGACCTTTCTTATTTATCATCTGCAGATTGTTCTCACCATCATAAGTAGATTGGTCTACGAACACCATACGATAAGATTCCAAAGGAAGACCAGATGCTGGGTGCTTTCTAGAAGCTTGAGCCACAGGACCGTGATCGAACAAAGGAGACTTAACTACATTGATGTGGTGACCATCTACGTGCTGGTAACTAGTAAAGTAACCGGTGATACCGAGGTTACGACCAGAACCAGTGATGAAGTAAGGTTGAGTTGTCTGCAAGAACTGGTTACCACCATAGAAGCTCTTGAGGGCACGGTCGAATTCACGAGCACCACCAATACCAGTATAGAGAGTAACTTGCTTGTCAGTAGCATCAGTCATACCATAGTACAAATCTCCGATTACTTCCTCAAGTTTAGCTTGAGTAAGAGTAGAGTAAGTGTCTTTGTTGATGATCTGCTCAAGCAAACCAGGACCAGAGATTACAGGTTGACCGTTCTCATCGAGCATGGTAGAAGTACCAGTTGCATCGTGAGTCTTCTGGCCATACCAGTAGTACATTTCACATTCTTCCTTGAACTTAAGCATGTGACGGTACTCTTCGTAATCCATCCACAACTTAGTCTTAGAACCTTCTTTCAAAGGCAATTCGAACTGAGCTACATAGTCCTTAGCATTTCCAGAGAAGTGGTAAGACTTACGTACAGTACCAATCTTAGAACGAACAAGACCTGGAGCAGTCCAGTTAGATGCATTACCACGTGAGAAGTCAATACCCACGTTAGCATACAACATCCCCCAAAGGGCACCTGCCAAGATATCGTCTGCAGGAACAGTTGTTACATCAGGAGAAACAAGCTTCAAAGTGTATCTCCAACCTGTGCCATCAGCAACAGGCTCACTCATAATACGAGCAAGAACACCTGTTTGAGATACCAAGGTGTAAGGGAAGATAAACCACTTGTCAGGGAAGGTAAGAGTGAAGGCAGCTCCACCAGTACCGTTACCTGAAGAAGCTACTACAGGACGAACATTGATTTCGTGAGTTTTAACACGATACTCATACTCGAAACGGTCGATAGAACGAGTATTACCTACACCTTCAGTCAAGAAGGAGAGTGGGAATTTCTTTTCTTCACGGCCTGC